GGCGGGAATGAGAAAAGGATATCCTCACGGACACCCTTTCCCCTTGGTTGAAAATTACCTAAAAACCTTATGAGTTACTGTTCTTCCGCGAATATAACGATTAAATAGAGAATATCAATGGCTAAAGGATATTATTGGATAGAACCTGTGGATCGGACGTTAAACGATTTTCAGTTTTATAAAGCACGTATCGTGGGCGATCCTGAATATGACGAGAAACATCATCGTGTTATATTAAGGATGGATAAGTATTTCCCAGTAGGAAGTATCTTCCATGTCCTTAATGATTCGGAGATGTTTGTTATCGAAAGGAAGTTCAAGACATGGGGGAATAAGTATGTCGTTAAGCCTTGTGAGGGTGAATGGGAATGGGAATCTGTCCAGAAACTTAAAGACAAGGCTATTATATTCCGTAGCGGATTCCTGCACGGGGACGGTAGCTTCTAACGCCTGCCCGCATCTACCCCCCCTCGATTTCTTGGTGTTTATGCATATGGCTATATTTGAGCAAAAAAAATAATTATGATATGGCAGATTTTCAAGGTAAATACAATGGCGAGCAGATAGAGCAGCTTCTGGATAAGGTTAATGATATTGATCTTACCAAATACGCCCTTAAGACGGATAATGCCCCTACCGCCACGAAATTACAGGCGGCTAGGACTATAGCGCTATCCGGGGCTGTTACCGGTAGTGTCTCATCGGACTTCGGAGGCAACGCAACTATCTCCACGACATTGGCCAATTTTGATGCCTCTAAGATCGCGTCCGGAACCATCAGCATAGATAGGTTACCTAAGGCGGCTTTGGAGAGATTGGTCGTGGTAGCTGATGATACGGCTAGATTCGCCCTTACCACCGCTACGGCTCAAAGTGGTGATACGGTAAAGGTCACGTCTACAGGTAAGATGTATCTGATAAAAGACGAGTCTAAATTAAGCAGTGAGGATGGGTATGAGCCTTACACGGCCAGTCAGGCTTCCTCCGTGCCTTGGTCCGGGGTTACGGGCAAACCAAGTACCTTCGCCCCTCCCACGTCCTCCGCTACCGTTCTTGGCGGTATTAAGGTAGGATATACGACTTCCGGGAAAAACTATAAGGTGCAACTGGATTCGTCCGGCAACGCTTACGTTAACGTTCCATGGACAGATAATAACACCACGTATAATGAAGCCACGGCCGACACCTTAGGATTGGTTAAGATCGGCTATGCTTCTAATGGAAAGAACTACGCTGTGCTCTTGGCTAATGGCAAGATGTACGTCAATGTCCCTTGGACTGACAATAACACTACATACTCACAGGCCACGAGCGATAATCTGGGTCTTGTTAAGATCGGGTACTCAGCTAATGGGAAGAATTATCCGGTAGCTCTTGACGGAAATGGTAAGATGTATGTCAACGTGCCTTGGACGGATACTAATACAACGTATGGTGTTGTAGGAGATAACGGGTCCACGGGGTTGGTCAAGAACGGCAGTACCGTGACAAGCGCTTCCGGCTATACCGCCTGTCCTATTGTCGGTGGTATCCCCTATTATAAGGATACGAATACTACCTACGCCAATATGAAGGCGGCTACGGCCTCGGCGGCTGGTGCTGCGGGATTGGTACCGGCCCCAGCCGCTGGCAAGCAGGCATCTTTTCTTCGTGGTGATGGAACGTGGGTAGTGCCTACCAATACCACATACGGATTAGCCTCTGCTACAGCTAACGGCTTATTGAGACAGCTTAATGGAAGCACATCCAGTTTCATGCGTGGAGATGGCACTTGGGCTACACCTCCTAACACGACATACGCCGTAGCCAACGAGTCTACTAACGGGTTGATGGCGGCGGCTGACAAGAAGACCATGAACAGGCTTATAGGGGTTAATACGGTCACGACATTAGCTAACCTGCCTATTAGCAAGAGAAGTATCACGGCTACGTTATCAGCCGCTACCACCCTATCCGTGCAGTCAGGGATGCAGATAGGGGAGGAGCTGATGATCAGGTGCGTCCCGTCGGCGGCCTTCACGCAGGCTATACCCAACTCCGGGGCTTATGTAAGCATGAGTGGTACTTCTATAACCACTACGGCTAACAAGCCTTTCGAGATAAATATCTGGTGTTACGCTTCAGGTAAGTATAGTATCGCCGTTAAAGAACAAGATTAATGATATAAGATATGAGCTACGTATATATAAACAGGGAAATATATCCCAATCAATTAGTTCAGGACGATCCGCTTGATGATAATTACGCCAAGGGCTATAGTTATGATGATTACATTAACGGGAATTCCGCCCCATGGATAGAGTTTGGGGAGGAGCAATTGGCGTTCAAGGAGGCTAATCCTAAAGCTACGGTTAAGGAGATTATCGAGGCTAAATTGGATGACTCAAGGCTTCTTAATGAGGAGAAATCGGCTAAGTATGAGGAGATCAGGACTTATGAGAATGAGAATCTTCATGAGTTTTTCTTGGATGACCAAAATATCTATATCCCTGAATATGATAGGCGTAACGCTTTGGCTGATGGGGCTATAGCTGGTAAGATAACGATCATAGGTCTGGAGTTCGATATGACGGAAGGCAAGATCTTGATCGGGATGATGGATAAGTATGATAATGATCTGATGTCGGCGTTAGGAGCCAAACAGAGGGAAGTAAGCTTAGCCACTACCGTAGAGCAGGTGAGGGCTATTGACGCTCAGTCCGGCTATCCAGATAAGGTAAATATCACCATGACTTATGTCCGGCAACAGGCAAAGGAGAAAGATGCCTCCGATCCTCAGGAAGTGGCTGTCAGATTCTCCAGAATGGTGGTTAATAACAAGGCTATATCTTTATCCCCTAACGAGAAATTGGATGTTAAGGTCCTATTCCCTATATGGGGACAAGAAGGGGCGGAGTTCGGGCTGTCGGTGGATGCCGGATTCTGCCTCAGGGTGGTTAAGGACGATACGGATATCCTTTATGAGGTTATTCAACAACATACATTATCAAAGGAATGGGAACCCGGATTAAATACGGCTTCCTTATACAAGGTCATTGATAAGGAGCATGCCGGGACCATAGGGGATCCTATCCCGTATTTCCCTCCAATGGAGATATTCAAGGATAAATATTACATCCAGAACGCTGATGTGTATAAGTGTACTAGGGATAGCGGAACTCCTCTTAGTCATAATCTAAAGGACTTGATCGGGTTGTATGTTGAGGTTGTACAGGGCTAGTTGTATCTATCCCCCCCCCTATATTTGGCTTGTGATATGATACAAGTTATTTTTGGCATAATAAAATGACATTTGTAAATATATTTAAGTATGGCATCACAAAAATTCGGTTTCGTAACCGTCGACCCGGTATCAGGATCAGGAGATCAGGCGGTTAATTTCTCCGGTGAGAAACACACCGGTCGTCTTCAACGCACTATCAACCTTACGGTCACCACGAACGGCGGGGCTAAGAAGGCGTTGGTAGTCAATCAGGCAGCGGCTCTGAGGTGGTAAGATCAGACAGCCCTAACGCTTCCGTACAAAAGACAGGCGGTAATGTTACCATCACCGGTAAGTCCAACAGTACTAAGCTTACGTTCGCGGTCACGCCGGCTGAGGAGAATGGGCTTACGTTACAACTCCCGGCTAACTACACGGCGGCTGGAAAGACTACGGCTAACGGAGCGGTTATCGCCGACGATCCCGGAGCCGCTGGCGAGTTCGTTTTATCTATTTGATGTACGGTAACACCGTATTTCGATGCGACATACCTCAATTTATCGATAAACATCGAATGGCTAAGATCCGATATTTTCTTACCCCACAGACGTCTCATTCCTTCTAAGTTAAGCGTTTCAATGAAAATAAAATCATATTGCTTGCACAATTCATGAGCTAATTTCCATTGAAAATCACTACGTAGATTCTTGATTTTCCTGTTTGTCTGATGAAGCTCGAACAACCTTCTTTTCCTGTTATTCGATCCCTTTTCAGATCTTGAAAGTTTACGATTACATCTCTTTACCTTCTTTTGATATCTATTGAAAAACAAAGGAGACTGAATAGACTTTCCGTCGCTTAACGTCATGTAGGTTTTAAGTCCGAAATCGATTCCTACAGATGCACCATTACGTGACTTTTCATAGGTCTTATTCGATTTCGAATCCGTTACGATGACAATGGAATATCTATCACATGTTTCCCTTAAAACTCTGACCTGTTTTATATTTCCATCGTAAGGACGGGAATATGAAAACTTAAAACGCTTGTTTATCTTATTGATCGTGAAAACATTTCCATTCAAGGCAAATCCTCCCTGTTTAAATACAAAGGAGTTAAACTTCTCTGCTTTCTTGAACTTCGGAGGTCTTTCGCATAACTTTTTAAAGAATCTTTTATAGGAATTGTCAAGACGTCCAAGGATTTCCTGTACGGTCTGGGAATGCAAAAGGACTCTTTTGATTCGTTTGGCAAAGTGCTTTTGAAGCCTGTTCAGTGAAATATATTTCCCAAATCTTTTGTAATAACGTTTTTGCAAATTTAGAGCATAATTCCATACAAACGCGCATTCCCTAAGCATTTTATCTAAATGCTTAGTGTTCTTGGATTTATATATATTGTATTTGTATGAGATCATGTTTTAATTATTTTTACGACACAAATATAATAACAATTCACTATATTTGCAAAACAAATCAGTAAAAAAATGGATAGCAGGTGGAAAACAAACGGAGGAAGTGTCTATAATTTGGGATATCACATAATTTGGTGTCCTAAATATAGAAGAAAGAAGCTCGTGGGTGATATCGAGAAAAGACTTAGAGAGCTTTTATATGAAAAAGCCAATCAGAATAGTTGGGAAATAAAAGAGCTTGAGATAATGCCTGATCATGTTCATTTATTTATAAAAGCAACCCCCTCGGACAGTGTGTCTCACGTTGTTTCACAATTGAAAGGATATACAGCTAACATGTTAAGAAAAGAATTTGAATCTCTTAGAAGAGAACTCCCTACATTATGGACAAGATCTTTTTATGTCGAATCGGTAGGGCATATATCCGAACAAACAATTATAAAATACATTGAAAATCAAAAGAATATATGAAATATGATACTATCCCCTCTTTAAAAAGAGGAGCTTTGGATAAAATCGTAAGAATACGGATTAAGCCATAAATTATATAATTACCTATAAGAATATCAGCCTCCGCTTATTTGTGGGGGCTTTTTGTTTATCTTTGTCAAAAACATGAAGTTATGTCGAGTTGCGTAATTAAAAGGAATAAGGAAGGTAAGATAACCCGTGTCTTGACCCCTTCCGGAGAGGTATCCACCTTGTTTGATAAGATAGCGGGTATAGCCGCCGTAAGTGACCTTAATAAGGCCGCTGAAGCTTATATGACTATTTATAACGATAAGTTCAGGTCCAAGTTTGGAGACTGGACGAGATCCGCACCAAGGAATAAGGAGGCGGCCAGATCCATAAGTGCCAGACTTAGCGCCAGCAAGTGGGGGCAACTTATGTCAGCCAAGGTCTTGTCCGCCATAAGCGATATGGATGCCCCGGCGTTGGCCAGAAGCCTTGGGAATAGCGACAATGTCGTGGCTTATCTTACCTCCGGAGAGGTAGGTGATGTCAATGATATGGCTGTGGTAGATACATCTACGGTACAGGAGGTGGATCTGGATTCCATAAACGAGGATAATATTGGCGATACGATACTGAAAGAGGCGTCATGGGATGATATAAGGGCTATCAGGGAGAATATAGATATTAAGGAGACAGCCCGTATGTTATGGAAGGCCGTGGAAAGCGCTTTTACCGGTCAACGACCTAATATCAGGGTGAAGGGCGGAAATATAGATGGGGAGATCATATTTTCTGGTAATGTCTTGCCGTTAAATGATATTGAAGATTATACGCCCCCATCTTCAAGATTGGTGTATGATTCCGGTGAGCCTCGCCTGTTCTTTAGATCGGATGACGGCAAGATACACGACTCTTACGCCAACGCCATAAAAGGCTCGTCCGGCGGGCGGATCGAGGCCGGGTTCTTGGCCGGCAGTGTCGAGGAGAGCGACGTCCCGTCCGGTACGGCTGACATCTCCTTTGGCTCGTCCTCCATAACCCTTAACAACAGTGATTCGTTCATCCCGGTCCTTGGCATCAGCTCAGATTCTAATATAAGTACCCGTGGAGGGTTTGTCAATTACCTTATCAAGAAAGGTCTGTTGAGCGGGGAGCGTATAAGGCTAGGGGATAGGTATTATCTTACCGGTGCCGGTAATTCTGATGGTCTTAAGATCTATAACGCTATGGATGCCTTGTCTAGGCTAAGGAATAGGTTTGGAAGTCAGTCCTCCGAAATGAACGTATTGGGTTCTATAGGTTTTGATACGGAGGTAAGTAATGATCTTGATCTTATCACGACATCAGGGGAGAAGGTTACGGTAAGCAGATCGGAGATCAAGGGCATGTTAAGGCAAGGTAAGTTTGAGGAGCTTAATAATAAGTATGATGGGTTCATAGAGCTAGCCTTGTCGTTGATGATGGAGGATAACGCTTTGTACGGAAGTAATGTCCGTGGGGTTATTGAGAACGAGAAGGCGGAGGATCTTCAGAACAGGACTGATATCACCAACATCTTATCCACGTTAGGTATCCGTGTGATGGGTATGTCTGAGTATATGGATAAGTATAAGATGCGTAATGGTGTCGAGCCTTCGGCTAGGGCATTGTCCGATATGGCCAATGGGGTTATCGCTTTGGCCGAGGGAGCTACGGTAGAGGATCTTAATGAGGAGGTGGCTCACTTCTTGATCGATACTTACCGTAACCAACAGGAGATTGACGAGGTTCTGGACTCTGTTGTCGGCACGCCATTATGGAATCAATTCGCCGGTCGTTACTATGAGGTGTATGGGAAGGAATACCAAGGGGAGGAACTGGATCGGATGGTGAAGCGGGAGATCCTAGGTAAGACGTTGTCCCAGCGGTTCGTACCGGGCATGGAACAGGCGGTGGAGGATCTGGCCTCGTCCGAGGACGCCCAGCTCTCCTTGTTTGGCAGGATAATCCGGGCTATACGGAATTTCTTCTCTACTCAAAGATCAGACTTGAATAAGGTTCTTGATAGGATAAAGGAGTCGGCGTTAGCTGATGATCCAAGCGCATTTGACGTGCTTCTGTTAAAGGATAGCGACCATCTCATGTACTCATTATCGGATGTTGATGTGGCTAATAAGCTGATCAAGAACGGTAGGTCATTGGAAAGACTATATACCAGATTGCAGAGGATGAGGTCAAGCCAAAGCCAGAGGATCGGGGAAAGCATCTCCCTTCTACGTGATATAGGCGAGAAGGTAAGACAAGTCGGGGGTGAGCTAAATAAGAATAACAACCTATTATCCACCAAGAGCGTCATAGCGACCGCCAAGGCTGAGGTGGAGTATTTGGTCACTGTCGCCAGTAGCCTACGTAAGAGCGAAAAAGGATTGGATTATGAGACGATACAGGTTATCGATAACGTATATGGGGAGATAGTTCCTCTGATCAGGAACCTTCGTGGATTCGTCAATAATCAGGCGGCTGATTATTATGGCAGCAATAAGGTTGGCATGGTAGAGGATATGGATGATATATTACGTATGGCTGAGACATCCATGTCTGATATAAATGCTCTTCGAAGTGATCGTAATGAGGACTGGCTGGATGGACAGCTCAGGATGTTTAATATCCCGGAAAGATATTGGAATGGGATAAAGAAGTTGATAAATAACATCCATAAGGATATCAATGTCATGTCCCGGTTCTTTGGTACGCTGGAGCATAGTGGTAACGCTATTTTAGGTATGTTAGGCCAACGTCTAGCCAAGGCCCATAATGAAGCCCATACCGAAGGTATATCTAATATCAATAAGATGACTAGGATGATGAAAGAGCGTGGATGGGGGATAAAGGATAATGAGGATCTTATACAGAAGATAAATGGGAAGAACTCGGATTACCTTGACTCGTCCCGTGATTTCGCCAAATACGATTTACTGCTCAGGACCGAGCAGGCTAAGGCTATTATCGATATATATGATCTTAAGAATGTTACGGGTAAGACCGAGAAACAACTTATCGACCTTCTTCTATCCGATAGAGGCCTTAAGGTGAAGACCCGTGACGACATAGTAGGATATGACGGGGATAAGCCTATTACGAAGGAGGTATATCATGTATTCAAACCTACCATCCAGAATTTTGATATCTCGGACATGACGTTCGAGGATCAGCAACGATATCTCGACGCGATAAATAGGTGGTTGGACGAGAACCGAGAGAAACCTATGGTGCAGGCTTATTACGATAAGATCGAGAAAGTTAATAAGAAGGTCGAGGAAAGACTGGGTCGTAGGGTATCGCAAGCCACGTCCGATTTCATGACCCGTATCCGCAGGAGCCGGTATGTGGCTATGGATAAGTTCGTGAGGAACGGGAAGGTCGATTGGAAGGCGTTTCAATCCGATCCTATAGCTTGGAGATCTTATCTGGATATTTTACGTGATAGGGCTATAGCCAAGAGCGAGTGGTATTCCGACGGGACACCAAAGGAAACGGGGTCCGAGGCTCTGATGATGTCCGAGGAGATCAAGGCATGGGACGAGGCATGGGCCGAGGAGTTCGGGAATACCAACGAGGGTCGTAAGGCTTCCGCGGAATTCAAGGAGATACTTCGCGGGATAGAGCGGTCAGAGGGCGGTAAGGCGGCGTTCGAGTTCCTGCTAGCTGGCGGTCATCTTGGTTTCTCCAAGGATATGTGGGGATCCGAGGAGGGTGATTATTACGAGAATCTTGTTGATAAGATCACGGAGCAATCTGTATCATCATCAAGAATAGAGAAGGTAGAGGAGGCGATGGCGACAATAAACGAGATCAATGACCAGCTAAGGCCCTTGCTTATCCAGTACCGGGATAGCACGAGATACGGGGAATATGATTTCGATAGGTTACGTGGATCCGCCTCATTAAGAAAGATAAACGAGTTATATGATCGTCTGGCTGAGGCTAAGAGCGTTATTAACGCCGCCGCTTCCGCTGAGGCTATTGAGATGGATATGCCTGATACGGTGGAGAGTGGAGTCACGGATTCTTACCGTAACGCTTTAAGGGATGCCATGGCGTACGACAATGGCATGGATGAAATTAAATTCGCCAAGGAGCATATGTCCGCCCGCTCCCGCAGCCAAGTGGAGCGGATGGCCTCCATGCTATCCCGGAAGAACCCGTCATGGACAACCGTGGAGGTATCGTTTTTGAGAAGGAAATACGGTCCTGACTTCAATAATAAGCTAGCTAACGACATAGCGATGGGTAAGACTGATAAGATCCTTGTCGAGTACGCCAGAACCCGGTTGTATCCTTATATGAGGAAATACTCTCCCAAGGGATATTCTGATTTCGTTAGGAAGATAAATAACGGTACGTATAAGGTATCCGAGTTCTTTGATGCCATGGAAAGCGGTATATCCAAGGAAGAAAGTGTGTCCCGTTTCGGCTTCGATATTAATATGATTGACTTGTCGATCAACGACCAATGGTTAGATGAGGCTGATTTCGAGAGTTCCTTCCGGAACCCTAATTATAATCCCGATCTAGGTTATGGATATCATACGCCTAGATTTGATAAGTACAAAAACGAGGCTTTTTTCAAAAAATACGGTATTACCAAGGAAGGAGAGGAAGCCACAATCAACAAGGATAAGTGGGAGATGAGGAAGGAATTGCTTAACATAAGCCGTAAGGCTATGGAGGATTATGATGAGCGATTCCGGAACATCTACCAAATACCACAGATATCCAAGGGCGGCGTGGAGAGGATGGTGCAGGCCGGGGTTGACCCGAAGGCGGCCATCGGCAACGCCGTACGTGATATTGTTGGCGAGAGGGTGGATGATCCTATACATGGTCAGGGGCAAGACCTAGGAGGGATTGATGAGAACGATAACAAATATCGTATGATCCCCAAATACTATCTTAGTAAGTTGGAGAACGCCGATGACGTGTCCCATGACTTCGCCTACTCCTATTCCATGTTATCCTTACAAGCGACCTCTTACAAGTATAAGAGGGCGGCCTTGGATGATGTCATGGGATATAGGAACATGATGCTGGAGACGCAATACGACGGCGGTAAGAACCCGGAGGCCACTCACGCCTATAGAATGTTTCAGGACTGGGTTAACGCCAGTATCTATGATGTTAGGATAAATAATAAGCGGGCGGAATGGGATATAGGCAATTATAAGGTAGATCTTAATAAGCTTGCTCTTATGTTTACTAAATTCGTATCCAAATCCAACTTAGGCTTCTCCCCGTTCGTAGCGGCTACCGGCGCCCTTACCGGGCAGGCCAACTTCCTTTTGGAGGGTATGGTAGGGCAGTATATAAGCAAGGATTCCATGAAATACGCCTATGGGGAAGCCCAGAAGCAGTTGAGTACGTACGTGTCTGAGATCGGGGACATAAACCGTACCAACAAGCTATATGTCGTTGGAGAGGCCCTAGGTG